TAAAACTTTCTTTTGCGACTTCAGAATTATCATCACCCATAATATCCTTTGAATAATTTTTGCTGAGAACACCAGATTTTGATACTGCGTTCATACCATAAGGAGGGTCAGTATGTATTAAGCTAGGATATGTTTGATTCATTAATATTTCAATATCATCAACACTCGTACTATCCCCACACATTACCCTATGCTCTCCACATAACCATATATCGCCTAATTTAGTAACAGGCTCTTCTGGTGGTGTTGGTACATCATCTTCATCTGTTAGCCCTTCATCAATATTAAAATCTGGTAATAATCTGGATAACTCTTCATCACTAAATCCTGTGAGCTTTAAATCAAATTCATTGTCATATAAGTTGGTCAGATTAAGTTTTAAGAAATCTTTAGACCATGTGCTGTTTTCAGTTAGTTTATTATCTGCTATACAATAGGCTTTCTTTTGTTCATCACTCCAGCCCTGTGCAACAATACAAGGGACTTCTTTTATGCCTAACTTCTTCCCAGCCATTAATCTTCCATGACCAGCAATAATCTCATTGGTTTCATCAATCAAGATAGGCATAGTCCAACCAAACTCTTTAATTGAATTGGCAACTTGTTCTACTTGTTCTGGTGTATGTTCTCTAGGATTGCTATCGTATTCGACTAAATCATTAATATTTTTAATAACTGTATTATGTACTGCCCATTGTTCACTCATTTAATGCTCCTTTGTTTGCGTATTTATACCATCTTTTGATTACCTTCTTCAACCCATCTATTCCTTCTGCTATTTTTTCTAACTTATCTTGCTTAATTATTCCTATTCTTTTCACTTCAGTAGCACCATCATATGAATAACCTTCTATGATAAGCACTTTAAAATTATCATTTTTAGCTAAAGATTTTAATAATATCTTTTGACCCATAGATATCTTTTCACCATCTCTTTTCCATTCAGCAATAAGAAACTTACCCTTGCGTTCAAACACCATATCTAAATCACTAGGCATAGCTTTAGGATTATCTTCTATAACTCCAGACAAGAAACCAAAGTCTATATGTTTTGCCTGATTATTTCTCATGCCTTTAATCATGTTTGCTCCATATGTTACTGTCTAATTGGTGAAAACATCTTGTTTTGGTATTCCATTTAAATAATGTTTCAGATATTTGTCCATACAAGTCTGCTTCCCTTACCTTTTTAACTTGAAAACATGTTCTTTCCTCTGCAAAGTTTCTTGACACTACACAGATAAGGTCAGCTTTATTAGCAAAATGAGCTGAGCCACTTATAGAATAAGAATCGACATTGTATGTTCCATCTGCTTCTCTAGGTAGTTTTGTAGGGTGAGCAACTAACCAAGTAACACATTCTGTTTCCCTGTTAAATCTTTTTATGTCTGATATAACATTAGATATATGTTCATCTTCTCTTAGATTACCTTTTCTGCTTGGATTAATTTCGTTATATGGGTCTAATACTAAACCATCTATTTTGTATTCTTCTTTAGCTTGTCTAGCTACATTTAATATCCATTTTATATCTGGACTTTCATTTTCCATATCAATAAAAAAGAAATGTTCTTGTATGAATGCTAATGTTGTTACTAATTCATCTTTCGTAATTCTATCTGTCATACCATAATCAAATGGTTTCATCATATACTTCTCACATAATCTTTTTATGTTATTCGCCATGCTATGTTCAGGAGAAAATAGGCAAAAACGCCAGCCATATATCTTTGCCATATTCATTAAAATATCTGCAAGAAATGAACTTTTTCCATGATTCGGCACTCCAGTCCAAACATGAAATGTTCCTCTAGCAACTTTGTAATTATCTTCTAATGATGTAAAGCCAACATCATAAGGTTGACTTGTATTTCCAGAATGTAAATCTTTGACTGATTCCCATAAATCTCTGGCTGTATATAAACCATCTATTTTTTTGCTCATTGTTATTCTCCATTATCCTAATAAAAAGTTTTTGTTTTTTTCTTTTACCTCTATCTTATCTTCCCATCTACCTTGATTTAACCAAGTTGTTGCATGTGCAATAAAAGCTGTTTCAGTATGCTTTACACTTTCAGCATATCTAGTCATTCCATCTATTAATTCATCTTCCGTAACTTCTTTAGACTTTACCAGATTATTATATATCTTCTGACATTTCTTTTTCGCAATCTTTCTAGGAACTTTTTCCCAGAACTTTTCAAAATATGATGTTATTTGTATATCTTGAGTATTGTGTAAAGATTCTTTACTAGCTATGTCAAAATTATTTACAGACCCCATATTCAAAGTATAAGTGTTATATCCAAACATTCCGTTTTTTGTTTTTCTTATACTTAGAAAATTAGCCCTCTCTAAATCTTTAACATGTTTATTAACTGAAACTCTTGTGCATTGGCAAAGTTTGGCTAAATGGTCTTGGCTCGGATATGACTCACCTTTTTCATCTGCATAGTTAGCAATCATCATTAATATTAATTTTGATACAGGACTTTTAGTATTTATTTTAGAAGCCCAAGCCATAGCAGTAAAGCTCATTGATTAATCCCATAGAAGTCATTTGGCTGTACTTTGCCTTCAGTAAACTTATACACTCTTATCATATCTTCTTTTCTTGGTATCACTCCCTCATATTTCCATTTTGTTACAGTAGCCTCATTAAGATTTAATTCTTTGCAAAATCTTGCAACTGACCATCTTTCTTGTACTAAAAATTCATTGAATGTCATTATAACTCCTTGATTTAATTAAACTTATCCATAGTCTTTTTATACTATATGAATATTATAATTTATTATTGAAAAAAAATAAAGATATATCTTGAATAAATAATTTTATACATTATAATTAATATGGTTAAAAAACTTAAATTAGGAGCAGACAATGAGCAAACATGTAGAAATAGTAGCAAAAGGTTTAGTTCTTGATAATGCTATAGATGATATGATTAGAGAACTTTCACTTGTAACAAGAAGAACTGAATCTATATATTCTGATTATAAATTTTATAAACCTTGCATTGTAAATTGTGAAAGTCTTTATAGATTTATAACCATAAAATTCTACTCAAAAGAATCAATTATGAGAAACTATCAAGATTATTTAAGCCAAGCTGATTTTGGTATATTTAATTTTATAGATTATTGCATAGTTGATTTTACTAGAGGAACAAATATGAAAGAAATATCAGATGTAGAGAAAGCTTTGATAAACAGAAAAATTGATGAAAGATTAAAAAACTTAAATAGGAGTATACAATGAGCAATGAAATAAAAGTACCAACAGCACACCTTGAAGCGTTTAGAGATGCCAGACTTGAGATTCAGCAAGTAGGTATATCTAAGAAAGGGAAGAACAGTCATTTTGGTAATACATACGCAACACTAGATGACATCATAGAAATATGTGAACCAATATTATTAAAGCATAATTTATTGACCAGCTTTACACAAACTTATAATAATGTTGATAAAGATTCTTTGGAACAGTACCAATGCTTTTACAGAATGAAAGTTACCCATGTTCCCACAAGACAATTTTTTGAATCGGAACTGACCTTATATTCTGATAGGAAACCACAGCAAATTGGAAGTGCTATGACCTATGCAAAAAGGTATCTGTATCAAAATATGTTGTTGCTAGCCACCAATGAGCAAACAGATGATGACGCTAATAAAGCTCAACAATCCATGCAGAATAAAAAAGTGCAGAAGATTAACAATGGAGATATTTGATGAATAATACTCCGATAAGAGAAATAAACTTTCATGCTATTTCAAGAAAAAATGCACTTATACAGAATGGATTATTATATGGTGGAATAAGCTATTTTGAAGATTTATCAAATTATTCAGAAAAAGATATTTTAAAATTTCCAAATATAGGAGCTATGTGTATAAATGCTATAAAAGATACAATGGAAAAAAATAACTTAAATTTTAAAGAAATATGTCCACATTGTGGAAAGGAGAAATAAAATGGATATACCTAGAAGTACACTAAGAGATGAAGTTAGAGATTTAGAAATTGAAATGTCAGTATCTGTATTACTTGACCACATTACATCAGAAAATACTAGAGATGATATTAATTCTGTAATTGAAGAAATTGCAAAAAAAAATATAATTGAATGGAGTAAGGATAATGGATAAAGATGAACACGAATTAAACATACAAGAAGCAGAAGAAGCACATGCAAGAGATTTAGAACTACAGCATGAAGATGAAGATAGGCATTTGCAAAAATTAGAAGATGAAGTGGATAAGCATTTAGCAATTTCTATAGATGTTCATAAATCTTTTTCTTTTGCATTGGAGTATATGAAACAATCTAAAAAATTAAATCAATCACAACATATTGCAATAATGCAATTTACAAATACAGCAATTAAAAACAGGAGCAATCAAGATGGAAGATAAATCAATTAAAACACCAAGTGGCTATGAGATAAGAGAAAACTCTGGGAATCTGTTTAAGAACAACTCAGAGAATCCAAAAGCACCAGCATATAGAGGTTTATGCAATATTGAGGGACGTGGATTTGATGTTGCGTTATGGCGTACAGAAAAAGGATATTTAAATGTTAAATTTACAGAACATAAAATATCGGAAGATGGAACTAGAGAAGAATACAAGTATGATAGAAAAACTACTAACCTTACTCCAGAGCAAGCTGGCAAAATAATATCTGAAGATATGAATAAGAAAGATGAATTTAATGATGACA